ATAGGTATGGAATACTTATCTCTTCAGATGCCCATGCTATAATATTCTCATTCAGATCACAGTATCTACAGAACTTACGCTCCCAACTACTACGACATATTATATTATTTGGATTGCCTTGATATTTTTGAGGGTACTTTGGTTTGTACTTACTCTTAATACTTTCAGCCATCTCTTATACATAATATATAATCTAAAATATTTATAGATGGCGGGAGCACGACCACAAAAATTAAGAGTTACTGATATAAAATCAAGGTTACTTAATGTTGCTCTATCTTCTCAATATCTTTTAACTCTATCCATACCAGCAGCAGTAAGATCTAAGGTATCAGATCTAAGTAATTTGGATTTGGATAATATTGCTTTGTCTTGTTCAGAAGCAAACCTACCAGGTTCTTCACTAGCTACTCATGATGTCACTAATGATTATCAGGGTGTGACTGAGAAGATGGCTTATAGAAGAATCTATGATGATGTGTTAGGGTTGACATTCTATGTTGATAGAAACTATAATGTAATTAAACTATTTGAAAGATGGATTGATTATATAAGTGGTATTACAGATACTGAAAGATTTAAAAGTCCATTCACAAATCAAAGAGTTTCTTATCCTAAAACATATAAGAGAGATATATTCTTGAGTAAGTTTGAGAGGGATCATTTTTCAGATGAATCCACTATCCCTAAGGTAACTTTTGATTATACCTTCATTCAAGCTTTCCCCAGAGATATAACTGCTATTCCTCTTTCTTATGAACAAGGACAAATTTTAAAATGCAATGTATCCTTCTCATTCATAAGGTATGTTGTGGAGGACAAAAGAGAAACTCTTGCTGGTACTCTCTAAATAAACTACACCATAAAATATTATGCCATTACCAACCATTGCTACACCAACTTATGAACTTGAGTTGCCATCTACAGGAAAGAAAGTAAAGTATAGACCTTTCTTAGTTAAGGAGGAGAAGTTACTTGTCCTTGCATTAGAGTCTGAGGATACAAAACAAATTGGCACTGCCATTAGAGCAGTTCTAAAAAATTGTATTCAAACTAGAGGTGTAAAGGTAGACTCTTTACCTACCTTTGATATAGAATATTTGTTTTTAAATATTAGAGGCAAGTCTGTAGGAGAAGAGATTGAAGTTAACCTTATAGCACCTGATGATGGAGAAACTCAAGTTCCAGTGACTATTAATATAGATGATATTAAAATTCAAAAGGATGAGAAACATACTAATAAGATTAAACTAGATGCTAACTTAATGATGGAGATGAAGTATCCATCTCTAGATGAGTTTATCAAAAACAACTTTGATTTTGAAGAGAAGATTGGTATGGATCAATCATTTGATTTGATAGCATCCTGTATTGATAAAATTTACAATGAAGAGGAAGTGTGGGCTGCATCTGATTGTACTAAGAAAGAGGTGAAAGATTTCTTAGAGCAAATGAACAGTTTGCAGTTTAAAGAAATTGAAACTTTCTTTACTACAATGCCTAAGTTATCTCACAATGTAACTATCAAAAATCCTAAAACTGAAGTTGAAAGCACTGTGGTATTAGAAGGGTTATCATCTTTTTTCGCATAGGTATGGTGCATATGGATCTAGAGAACTATTATAAACTTAATTTCTCCTTGATGCAGTACCATAAATATTCATTAACTGAGATTGAAAATTTAATTCCTTGGGAGAGGGATATATATGTTGGGTTACTTCAACAATATCTAGAGGATGAAAGGTTAAGACAACAACAATCCAGTAGTTAATGGCTCCAGCAACCACCAGTCCAGTTAAAATACTTACAGACTTAGGATATGAAGTCTGGGAGATGGAGACTGACGCTGATATGCTCAGAGCTTTAGTAGAAGCAATCAATACTTTAACTATTACTAATCCCAGTGATGGTAGGATTCCCATATTACAAAGTGCAGTAATAGAAATAAGAAAAGGAAGAAGAGCTGCATCTCCTAGTAAGGGGATGAAGGTTACTGAGAAGAGAAAAACTTTAAAGGGAAGTAACTTTATTCCTAGAGCAAAACCTGCTCCAAAACCTAAGGTAAGTCCAGTAGCAATGCTACCTCCAGCACAAGAGGAGGAAAGTAATCAATCTATATTTGCTGGATTGCTGAATGGATTGAAAGGTATAGCATCACTACTCAAAAATATATCAGCATTATTAGGAATACAATTCATATTTAAAAAGGCACTTGCTGCCAGAAGACGTAGACTAGATGCCATTGAAGCAAAGAAAAAAAGAGAACAAGAATTGGAAGGTGATGATGAAGCTGGTCTGGGTAAAAAAATTAGGGATACAATTACTAAACCAATAAAATCTTTCTGGGATACCTTATTAAATTTTTTCAAGAACATCATATTAGGGTCAGCAGTCTTAGGATTCTATAAGTGGATGAAAGATCCTAAGAATCAGGAGACTATCAAAGGTATTTCTGATTGGTTAGAGAAGAATGGTGAGGGTGTATTAAAAGGTATATTAGCGATATTAACTTTGGGTATTGGATTTAGAGTTTATAGACTTGTTAGTAGGATTGGTAAAGCTGCTTTTAAAATATCAAAGATTGTAGGTAGAGTTACTAAGACTGTCCTTCAAAAACTTCTTGAGAGATTTGGTAAAAGAGCTTTACAAACAAGTGGAGGAGCTGTTGCTTATGAAGTGAATAGAAAAGCTCTTAATACAGCTGTTACTAAACTTGCAAATCAAATTTTCATGAGTAGTGGGGGACAAATTCCCATTGATGATGCCTTTAAGATGGCACGAAAACAACTTGGAGTGAAACAACCACTTAGTCGTATTATTGCTCAAAGATATGATTCATTAATAGGTCTTCGTGATAAAGGAATTAGATCTATAAAAGGTGGTATTGATACTATTAGAAATGTTCCATCTTCTGTTAGTAAAATTCTTACAAGAGCAAGAGGTATTGCAAATCCTAATTTTGGTAAGCTTGCATCAAGAACAAAACCTCCAGTTACATCAGTGCCAGTTAATGTTTTTAAAAAAGCAGACACTGGTTTAGATTTATTATCAAAGAGTGATCCTAAATTAGCAAAATTAATTGCAGAGGGTTTAAAGAAAACTACATTAGATCCATTAAGGGGAGTTGCAAAACCAAGAAATATTTTAGGTCAGTCAAGTGAGATGATATTAGATGCTATTCCTACTGAGTCTTTTCCTAAAGTGGGAGAGAAACTTTTGAAGGAGGGTGGAGAGAAAGTTGCCAGTAAAGGTGCTATAAAATTTGGATTGAAAACTTTAATTAAAGGACTTCCTCTTCTTGGAACTTATTTAGATACTGCTGCTATGATAGAGGAAATAAAGAAAGGTAATTATACTGCTGCTGGATTTTTTGGTGTAGGTGCAATCACTAGTTTATTACCAGGTGCTCAGGGTATTTCACTTGGAGCTAGTCTTAGTGGCATAGCAGCTTCAGCTATTGAAGATAAAATGAAAGAAAGTCCAGATCTTTCTATGAATAAGAAGAAAAAAGAAGTTAATGTTGTGGTTGTTCCTAGTAAATCTGGAGGTAGTTCATCCAATCCATCAGGAGGAACCAGTGAAATAAGTTCAGTTCCTTCAACAGATCCTCAAAATCCTTATCAAGAACTTTCAAAATTTGCATATAATATTAAGGGGGCAGAATGATTTTACCACTTCTCTCTACAGGTCTTAAAATATTTCAAGCAACCAGAAAGAAAGCATCTTCTGGATCTGATGCAGCGACTAGCATTACTGGTAGACAAACCAGTGTGAAAGGTAAGAGTGTTGCTAAACCTAAATCAATTATCAAGGCAAAGTCTAATAAAATATCTGCTACTAAATTTTTACAAACTACACCTGACCCTAGTAAAAGCAAAGCTACATCTAAGGCAGGAATTTTTGAGGCATTTGCTTCTATAATTAATACCATTAATAAATTTCTCTCTAATATTCTATCTACACTGATAGCTGATAATAAATTAACAAAGACAGAATCTGATGATGAAAGAAAAAAACTAGCACTAGTTGTAAAGAGGCAAAGAGAATCTAATCTTGAAAAAGATGGAGGTGAAACAACAACCACCACTAAAACTAAAACTAAATCTAAGGGTTCATTCCTTGATAGAATAATTAAATTTGTTACATCTGTAGCTATTGGAGCATTAGTTCTTGCAGTATATAAAAGACTCACTGATGTAATTAAATTTTTTAAGGATACTTATGAGGTCATAAAAGGATTTTTTGAAAGACTTGGTGAGTATGTGTCACCATTGTGGAACATATTTAAGTGGATAACATCTAAATTTTTAAATATTTTTAAAAATGTTGAACCAAGTGATGATGAAAAATATGCTGATAAGATAAAAAAAGAACTTGAGAATCAAGATAAGACTCTTAAGAATATAGAAGATGAGGCTGGAACCATAGGAGATGAGGTAGATGATGTTGAATTAGAAAAAGCAGAGACAGAGGATGAGGATGATAGAACTGCTGTAGAAAATTACAAATCTGACATTGCAAGTAATGATATTGTAAACACTAATGATGATACTGTAAGTAAAATTGAAATAGTAGATACCAAAAAGGAAGAAGCACAAGGTGTAGAACCACCAGAACCAGAAAGACCAAGGGATGAGGTTGGAAGTAAAATTGAAATAGCAGATACCAAAAAGGGAGAA